CTAGTGTCGCACCTAGTGTCGCACCTAGTGTCGCACCTAGTGTCGCACCTAGTGTCGCATTAAATAAAGAAAAAGAAAGTGAAGTAAAAGAAAGTAAATCTAATAATATATCCGCCAAATTGCTAGAAAATCAATTCAATGCTTTGTGGGATATTTATCCAAGAAAAGAAAGAAAGAACGATGCATTTAAGGCTTATTCAAAAGCTATTAAAAAAGGAGTTGAACACACTACAATTCAGAATGGCTTAAAATCATACATCGAATATGTAAAAGCTAATCAGACTGAAACTAAATATATCAAGCAAGGTGGAACATGGTTCAATCAAGAGTGTTGGAACGATGAATACAAAATAGATTCTAATCCAAAAACTAATTATTCAAACTATCCAAACAAAGCTAAAGGCTATGTTGAACCACTGCCTGATTGGTTATTTAGGCAGCAGAATGAAGAACGCGCGCAAAGGGGTGTTAATTGATGGAAACATCGATGGAAAAAGAACTAAGGGTTTACAAAGAAAATCCGGAACGCTACACATCTATCATCAAAGCCATTTCTGAATTGAAAACAACTGGTGATAAAGAAGCTTATTTAAGCAATAAAAGAAAATTGATTACAGGAAAAATGACTGAAGAAGAATACAATAAAAACTTTGGTTAATTGAGTAAAGGGGAAAATAAATGTTTGTAATTAAGCATAACGGGATGTACTTTACAGGGTTTAATTATTATTTATCCATGGAAGGTTACTTAGATAAACAGCATCCAAAGACAACATTGGTATTTTGTAAGAATCAACATCAAGCGAAGGAATTCGAATCGTATGAGAAAGCATTTGAGTTTAAACATAAAAACAACGTGTTAGGAACAGTCACATTAATTCAAGCAGCACCAAAACCGGATGAAAGTTTGAAGTTTGTGGAAGTAAACGATTATAGCGCTCAATTATTAACTGCACGCGATGAAATAGAAAAGATGATTGGAACATCATCTAACAACTTCTACCACATGCAAAAAGATATTTTAAAAGTAAAGGTTAGCACGTTGAATAAGTTTTTGAACAATCCATACAAATTATTTCCAAACACTAGAAAGAAGATTACAGACAATTTAAAAGCATATTATGAAGGAGTTAAGATGGCATGAATTTAAATGATCCAATTCATCAAAAGAGAATTGAAAGAGAAGAATTATTAAGACTGGTTGAAAATGGTTTGTGGATAGAAACATGCAAACGCTAGACGGAAGCGGACAATTAATCAAGCTTCAAGAAGAAGTATTGGAATTGAAACAAGCATATAAAAGCCACGACAGAGCAGAAGAAATTGATGCAGTAGGTGATATCACGGTTGTTTTAATTGGTTACTGCATGCAGCGTAATTTGAACTTCTTAGACTGTTTAGAAAGTGCATATCATCAAATCAAGGATAGAAAAGGGAAAGTGATTGATGGTGTTTTTGTGAAAGGGGTATAGCGATGGATTTACAAGAAAATGCACGAATTAAAGAAGCAGTAAACAAACCAAGTCACTATGTTGGAAACAAAGGATTAGAAGTGAAAGAAGTTCTTGAAAACTTTGTTAAAAACAAAAGCGGTATGGAAGCGCACCGGTGGTGTAGCGCGGTTGAATATTTATTAAGATATGCTGAAAAAAATGGTATTGAAGATCTAAAGAAAGCTAGAAAAAATATTGATTGGTTGATTGAAGAAGGGGATAGCAAATGAAAATTTTAACGAGTATTATCTGTAGTTTGATAGTGGTTATCCCACTTGAAATCATATTCCAAAAAAACGAATTTTTAGGGCTTTTGCTTGCGTTATTAGGAGGTATCTTAATAGTGGTTCTATGCATCTTAGAGTTGCTAGGGGTTATAGCGTTTTAAAGGAGTGATTGAATGGAACTACTAGAGTTTATAGCTAAAGAAGAGTTTGATTTTGATTTATCCTATGGCTTTCCAGTTAGTAAAGGTATCATCATGAATTCGCTGAAAATTGACGAAAAAACCTATAAAAGAGAAATAAAAAAGTTAAAGAAGGAAGGGTTTGTTGAGTCGTCAAAAGTTAGATACGAAGAAGATAATATTTACCACTGGGGTTGGTTTTTAACAGAAAAAGCAAGAGAGTTACCAAGTATCCAAGCGATTAGAAATACATTAAATCAAAAATGGATTGAAAGAATAAAGCTGATAGAAGAGGAGGTTAACTAATGTTCATAATAGATTTTATAATCAAACATCCACTTCGCACTGACATGATATTAATCAGTATTTGTCTAATCTTTTTGCTTTGGTGTGTGCTGGATTTATACAAATTAAAGCGTGAAGGTACACCTTATGAACAAGCGTTAAAACAAATAGAACGGGAAAGAAAAGAAAATATCAAAAGGCAGATTGAACGGAATTTAGCAGCTAGAAAAAGAAAGGATTTAATATACGATTTAGTTGAGAGTTGCAACTTTAGAGATATTAATATTGATTATGATAGCGATCGGTTTTACGTGATTATCAAGATACACAAAGATGCATTGATAGAAAGGGAGATAAAAAATGAAAGATAAAACACAATATGAGGCTCTTATGGAAGAACTACAAAAAATAGTGGAAAATTTCAAAGTTGGGTTTACTGAAATTGGAGAAATCCTCTCAAAAATATTGCCTGACGTTGAAATTCCTGATGAAGAGGAAGATACATGGGAAATGAAATGCCCGTATAAGGTTGGGGATGAATACTGGTTTATTTTTGATAACGGGCATATTGATATTGACTGTTGGGAGGGACACGCAACGGATTTTGATAGATTCAAAACTGGCAACGCTTATCCAACCGAAGAAACAGCCGAACTCGAAGCCAAACGCAGAAACCTGCTTACACGATTCAGAGCGTTCAGAGATGAATGCAATGGTGATTGGAAGGCGGATTGGAATGATGTCACACACAGAAAATACTATGTATTCTATTCAGAAACTAAAAATGATGTTTGTGTTACTTATATCGTTTTTGACAAACGTTTCCATACTTTCGGTTATTTCAAAAATGGAGATGACGCCTATAAAGCAATCGACCTATTCGGTGACGAAATCAAAGAATTGTTTGTGGAGTGTGACTAGATGACGGAAATTGATGTAGATAAAGCTATTGATTTGAAACTTGAAGGCTACTCATGGGCGGAAGTTGCGCAAAAAATGGGTTTTAACGATTTACAAGCAATTGAAAGAATCCGGATTAGATGTAGAAGGCATCCAAGATATATGGAAATTCAACAAGCTAATTCCAGTACTAAACAAAATGAAACTAGATATCAAAAGAAGGATATCAAGGCGGATGGTTCAATTGGTTCAGAAATCAAGATTGGAAGGAAGAATAAGAAAGTATTCACGGATGAAGAACTTCTAAGATTGCACGGGTTTGATCCAAAGATTTTTAAATTAAAATCTATTACATCAAACGAATGGACTACACCTATTGCAGGCTCAACATATTACAATTACCAATCAAAGATTGTAGCGGTTAGGAAAGAACCAGAAATCACTGCAGAAGATATTGAGAGAGTTCTAAGCAAATTAAAGCCACGAAAAATAGAGTTATCGTGTGAAGAAATACCGGAAGAATATCTATTGATTCCATTATCAGATATGCACTTTGGATTGAATTCTAAATATGACTATGCTGCATTGCAACGTGAAATTGCAGATAGGATATTGAACAGATATGAAGAAATACTGATTACATTGCACGGTGATTATTTTCATGTGGATAATCTGTTGAATACAACTGAAAAAGGAACGCGGATTGATGAAGTTGATTTTGATGCAAGCATTGAAGATGGATTTAATTTCATCATGCCACTACTAGATTTAGCATTAGAAAATAGCAGAAAGGTAACATTGGTTTATTTAAAAGGGAACCACGCACCTTCCACAGATTTTGTATTTGTTAAAGCATTACAAAAGCTATATACACAAATAAAATTTGATTTGAAATTTGATGAATATAAACATGCTAGACTGGGGCCACATTCAATCTTTCTACATCATGGAGATAAGATTAAAAATCCGGAAAAGCTGCATCAAGTGATTACTGCTAAATTTAGCAAGGAGTGGGGAGAAAGCCAATCACGTTATTTAATTACAGGGCATTTCCACCATGAGAAATCACTATCCTTTGCAGGGCTTACATGGTACCAACTACAAAGCCCAAGTAAGCCATCTAGCTATGATAGTACTTTTGGATATGATATTAGCGAATCTGGGCAAATGTTGTTTGAGTTTGGAAAATACAAACGCAGTGCCATCTACTTTGTATAGACGGACTGTAGAAAAAAAGCGGAGGTAACATGAAAGTAACAGTATATAGTAAACCGTCTTGCATTCAATGTGAGATGACTAAGATTTATTTAGATCAGCATAAAATTAAATTTGAAACAGTTGATGTATTTGAAAATGAAGGTGTATTAGAGAAGATTAAATCATACGGATTCCAAGGTATGCCGGTAGTAGTCCTTGATGATAATTTTGCTAATGCGTGGGCAGGATACAATCCAGATAGATTGGAAGAATTAGAAAAGGGGAACAAATAAACATGAAACGATTAGGGTTGGATGAAAGAGCAGTATTAAGATTAATTCCAAATAGTGATACTAAAAGAATTAATAGGGTTGATATTATGAGAATTACTAAGTTTTCAGAAAGACGGGTTAAAAAGATAATTGATGTCCTTGTAAATGATTTTGAT